ACGCAAACCAGTTTTTGGCTAAGTTAAGTGGAAAGACAAAGTGAATTGGTCTGAACATCTGCCGACATTTTTGATCGAAATGTTCGGCCCCGCATTAGTGGGTACTGCGGGGAATGCTCAGACTAATACCGCGCCGGAGCCTTTAGGGGTATGGGTTCCGGCGCACCCAGATCAGGAACCGCCCTTTTAGGAGAAACAAATGCTTGTCCAATTATCACTCAAGGAGATGTCGCAATGCAATCAGGCTGCGGCTATGCGATGGCAGCTTGCTAGGGCCTCTGGCATTGTTAATCAGCGCCGTGATCAGGTTAAAAGCCAACAAGATTTAGATTTGCTGGGCGTTAAGGCTGAGCTTGCCGTGTCTAGGGTGTTTAGCTTGGAACACCAGCACGCGATTGGCGTTGACGATGGGCGCGACATTTGGCTGGACGATATTTCGATTGACGTTAAGGCCACGTTTCATAAAAATGGCAGGCTTTTGTTTAAGGACAAGCAGTCATTCAAGGCAGACTGCGCTGTGCTGGTCTGTCAGATTGAGCTTAATAAAATGAATGTCGTTGGCTACGCCTCACACGCTTTGTTTATGGATAAGTCTAAAGAGGTGGACTTGGGCTATGGCCCTTGCATGGCGATGGATCAAAATGAGCTGAACTCACTAGAGCGGCTTTGGTACGCCGGGCGTATGTCCGGTTTGAAATTTTAAACATGGAGATAACTATGAAAAGCAAAGTAATAATCACAAACGCGCACCCTCACGGGTTCGCATTTGCTCACGCCACAGAAAGCAATGAACAGGTTTTTATACCTATTCATGTAGCTGAAGGGTTTGACTTATCACCGTCTGACGTTCTGGATGCTACTTTAGTGCCGAATTATGCCGACAAATCTCGCTCAGGCACAAAGTTTATGGCTGTGAAGCTTTATAAAGAGGGTGAGCATGAAGAAGTGCCTATTTATCAAGATGGAGATGATGATTTGACGCGCTCTAAAGTTGACGGTGAGGTTTTGTCTTTGATTCAGGCCGGAGGATATTATTCCACTGAGGAGATTGCAGAGCAACTTGGCCTTGGTGAGAAGGCGGCTGGAAATAGTGCAATGCGTTTGTTCACTTCGGGCAAGATTGCAAAGGCTGAAGTTTACGGCGCAGTAGATGACAAGCAAGCCACTTTTACACTGTGGGCTGAGAGTGCCAGCAGTTTTATTGAGGTGGCTTAGGCCAAAGCGCAACTGGATCATTTTTTTTAGTTTAGTTGCGCTTTGCACTTGTTAATATATTTTGCATATGCAATGAATGATTAAACGATATAAGGAGGGTAATATGAAATACGATTGGGAAGCAAAGGTTGACCTCGAAGGGGTGATTGAGTTTGGCGATTGCGAATTGCCGCGACACCTAAAGATTATTGGCTTGGTGGTACTGCACGAAGATGCCGCTGAGGCTTGCCTAATTCTTGAAGAGGGCATTGTTGGTGATGACGTTTACCACATGGATATTCTTGGCGATATTTTAGGTGATGCGGAGAAATCTCTATTAGATTGCAGTAAAAAATACAGAGCTAAATATAAGAAAATGGCGGCGGCAGCCATAAAAAGAAGGAAAGCAAATGACAATAATTAAATCAGAAGACATGTCGAATGAAGGGTATCACGCGCATCGTGCGGTTGGCTCTTCATCTGTGAAAACAGTCGCCAGCAAAAGCTTGGCACACTGGAAGGGCCAAGTGCGCAAGGAAAGCCACGCCTTTGATTTGGGCAGCGCCGTCCACGCCATGCTGCTTGAGCCTGAGAAGCAGCTTGTCATTCGCGGCCCTGAGACACGGCGCGGCAAGGCTTGGACTGAGCTTAAAGATGAGGCCGACACGCTAGGTAAGATTTTGCTTACTGAGGCTGATTACGATTTGGCCAACAACATGACCGACGCCTGCATGAACAACAACATGGCAAACCACCTGCTCACCAATCCTGATTTGCTGGCAGAAGCTTCGTTCTTCGCCACAGACCCCGACATTGACATTGAGCTGAAAACTCGCCCAGATGGTCTTTTGCGGGAGGCTGGCATCGTGCTGGATATCAAGACTTGCCAAGACGCATCGCCGCGTGGCTTTGAGCGCGCTGTTCGGGCGTTCGGCTATGACGTGCAGGCAGCGTTTTACATGCATGTTTTGCGCCTTAATAAAGTGCGGGTGGATAACTTTATATTCGTCTGTGTGGAGAAAGACTCGCCGCACGTCACGGCCTGTTACGAGCTATCTGAGATGTACCTGCGCCACGCGCACAATCGGATGATTGAAACGCTGCATAAGATTAAACAGGCTCAGACTGATGACCATTACGGCACAGATTGGCCTGACCTTGGCACGATACATCTGCCAGCTTGGATGGACAGCGAAGCCGCTTTTTAACTAATCCCAGTGCAGGGGTGCTGCACAAAATAGAAGGAGTTGCACAATGCAACACATGATAACAGACGTGACTGCACGTTACCCAAGATTAAACGCAACGTACAAATTCGACACCTACGACAATAAGAGCGTCAAATGTGATCCGTTGGATGATGGTGCGGCTTATGAGATGAGCTTTGTCATGTCAGATGATAAGGCAAAGGAATTGCACAACCTGTGCATGGAAGCCTACAAGAATGCGGCTGCGCTTGATGTAAAGCGCAAATGGCCAGACAAGCCGTCAATGCTTCCATATAAGCGCAACGATGATGGCGAAGTTATTGGCAAGTGTAAGCTGAAGGGCGCATATGGCGGTGATAAGACACAGCCGCCGAAGCAGGTTGACGCAGCGCGCAATAAGCTGGCCGATGACTTCATGTTGACAACTGGCAGCAAGTGCAATGTCGCCGTGGTGGTTGTTCCATACAACACTGGCAGCATTAATGGCGTGTCGCTTAGGCTGCGCGCGGTTCAGGTGCTTGAGCTTGCAGAAATGCAGGGTCAGGATGATCCGTTTACTGCCGTGTCGGGTGGCTTTACCGCAAGTGCCACAACACTGTCCAATCCAGAGGTGGAAGACCCGTTTGCTATGGCTGCATCAGCTCCGGCTTCTTCGGCACAATTAGACGACGAAATACCTTTCTAAAAAATTTATGCCCCGGCGGGTGCAGTGAACACCGGGGCATAAATCTTTAGGAGCAGTCAGTAAGGAATGTATAATGAAAGTTTTTACGGAGAGCAAGTTTCCAAACGCACGATGGAGCGAATTTGGTCAAACAATTATTCGCAATCTTGAGCTGAAGAAAACGTCGCAAGGCGAGTTTCACGGCCCATGCCCATCATGCTCAGGCACAGATAGATTTTGGATTAAAGAATTTCAAGGCGAAGTTATGGTCAATTGCCGCAAGTGTAACGACTATAAATCAATTAAGGATAGGCTGCGCGATATGTCGCTATGGCCTCAGCCGGGACACACGGCGCAACCAGAGGTAAAGAGAGTTGATATTGAATGGCCTGAGCGTGACGTTATGAGTAGTCACCCGTATCTTGAGAAGAAGCGCCTGAAGCTTCACAACGCAACCATTGACGGCGACACCTTGGCAATACCAATCATCGACGTGAAGGGCAGGCGCGTTGGCGCGCAGTTTATTGACGCAGATGGTAAGAAGAAGTTTTCCTACCAGCTTCCAGTAATCGGCAACTTTAGCGTGATTGGTGGACCTATTCGTGAGTTTGCATATATCGCAGAGGGCTGGGCAACAGCAGCCACAGTGCATGAAGCCACAGGTAAGCCCTGCGTCTTCGCACTGAACGCTGGCAATATCTTGGCGGTTGTAGACAACCTACAACAAGCCAAGCCCGACACTGAATTTGTCATTGCCGGAGATAATGACGACGCTGGCCGCAAGGAGTGTGAGCGTGCATTCTCTGAGTTGGGCGTTGAGTACATCATGCCTGAGAATGATGGCTGGGACTATTCCGACATGTGGGTCAACCAAGGCCCAGATGCCACACGCAAGGCTTTAACAGTGCAGAGCGTGATGGATCAAATCTTCATGCCGGGTGAGGCCATACCGCAGCTAAGCCGCAATTACCTTGTGAAGGGATGGCTTGGCTCCGGCCAAATGTCAGTGATTTATGGCCCGTCCAACGTGGGCAAGTCATTCTTTGCCTTAGACATGGCTTGGCATATTGCTGCCGGGCAGGAATGGAACGGCCATAAAGTCATTGGCGGTTCAGTTTTGTATCTTGCCACAGAAGGCGGCATGGGCATGCACAACCGGGTTGTGGCTCTTAGTCGACAGTACCCCGAACACAAGGACGTTAAGCTGGCCGTTAGACCTTTGCCGGTAAACTTGCTTGACGGCGACGTGGACATGGTTGTGTTGGAGAAGCTATGCCGCGAGGTGTCTCGTAAGCACGGCCAAGTTAAGTTTATAGTTGTGGACACGCTCAGCCGGTCTATGGCTGGTGGCAATGAAAACTCTCCTGAAGACATGACCAAGTTTATTGGCAATTGCGATAAGCTGCGCGAGATAACAAGTGCCAGCTTGGCAGTGGTGCATCACTCTGGAAAAGATAAAGCCGCTGGGGCTAGGGGGCATTCGAGCTTACGCGCTGCCACTGACACAGAGATTGAGCTGGACCACGATGAAGCCACGGGCATGCGCACGGCAAGGGCGACTAAGCAGCGCGACATGGAGACGGGTACTCTATTCTCGTTTAAGCTAAACGTGATTGAGCTTGGTATAGATGAGGATGGTGACGATGTAACAACCTGCACCATCCACAAGGCGTCGGACAGCGAGATTGAGGAGGCTAACAAGCCACGCATTAAGGGAAAGAACCAGTTGCTTATTCGCAAGGTGTTTACTCAATTGCGCGGCGAGGGCATAGGTAATCCCAATCCAAGCGGCCCCGGCTGGCCTGATCCACGCACCTTTTGGGTTATCTCTGAGGAGACAGTGAAGGACCACTTTGTTGGCAAAGTGTCCTCAGCGTCAAACCCAAGCTCAATATATAAACAGGCTGTGGCAGCGTTGATTGGCGCAGGGCATTTGGTGCAGAACGAGGGTTTCGTTTGGTTCACAGATAAAGATGGAAAATGTAAGGAGAAAGATAATGGAATGGATTGATTGCCCAGAATGCAATGGCACCGGATCACAAGAGCGAGAGACGTTTGTCACGCAAAGCCTTAACAATGATTATGGTTTCCCAGACACAGAAACAACTGAATGCGATAATTGCGCAGGTACGGGCCAAATAGAGCCTTTTGAGGGAGAAGATGAATGACACAGAAAGTTGACGTTTTAACAGATCAAATTATGAAATGCGCTGAGATGGGTATGTCTCAAGGTGATATTGCTGACTTACTGCGCGTAACCCCGTCAACGGTATCCCGTGTGACAAACCAGCTTGGCATTAAACTTAAAAGGAAAAAGCGTGAATTTGGACCAAATAATGATATATATACATCGACTAGAGAGAGTGAATCAGATAATTCTGGGGGAGCCGAAGACGGAGACGCGGCCCAATTTGAAGCAGCGCCTGCAAGAACAAGACGCACTTATAAGAATGCTGAAGAAAGAGATAAGCAAGCTGCCTTTCTGAAATTGCAAGAAAACTTGGGAGCGGCCACTACAAAAGAGCAACGATATGAGGTTACATACGCGCATTGTCTCATGGAGTTTGAAAAGCTCATGCAAAAACGCGGCTTGAGGCCTTCTTTACCGTGCAACCTGAAAAAAGGTAGCACTCTTACCAAGAGTGCGTTTGATATGGCCCAGCGCCGTAGAGAAAATGGCGTTGAGCAGGGCGAGAAACTTTTCCGCATGTTAAGCTATGACCAACGAATAACTGCCTCAGAGGCCGCTGGCCTGCTGGGCGATAGCATCCCACGCACGTCAAGTTACCTCAAGTCCATGTTTGAATCTGACAAGCTGTACCGGGTGCGTGACCTTGTTGTAATTGACGGTCAGCCAAAGAAGCAGTGGCGCTGGGTATTTAGCAAGCAGCCTATTAAAGCGCTTTACTCTGGCTTTGAGAGGGAAGCGGAATGACCTATTGGGCAGCACTTACGCTAACTTACATCGTGACCTCTGGCGTCAACTCCTATGAGGCCACGTCAACTATTTACTTCAAAGACATGCCCACTTGTTCGGTGGCCAACGACGCGATTTATCCCGTGATTTTGTCGCAATCAAGAAACAGCATGGCTGAATGCAGACGAACTGACATACCGTCTTCATCAATTAGGCCAATGGCAAGGCCAAATAGTTAAAAGACACCGGGGCGCACTTAGATATATTTCAGAGAGACAAGTAATACTGCGATATTACTTAGCAAAGCCAAATCAATCGAACGACGATAAAACTTTGTGCATGCTTCTTGGCTCAAAAAGTTCAGCATCTAAGTGAGTTGAGCTTGGCCTAATTATAGGATCATCGCCCCGGCAAAGAAAAATGGCGTCTAAATCTAACGCAACAAATGCGTAAACGTCAGAACGCTGCCGACCTTTGCCGTGCTTGGTGAAAAACTGGTATTTCCAATGTCTGATTTTTGACGACGTTTTAATTTGCAACGTCAGGATGCGTGTATCCGTTTGTATATACCCATCGTGGTCTTGTGAGGGCGCAAGAGTACAGAAATAACCTAAGCGGCTCAGTCGGCTAAGGGCGAGATATTCTCCCGCCCGTCCTACATTTGCGCTGGCCTCTTGATCCTGCATAGTTAGCTAAATTATATAAGCCAGCCGTGGACTTTATTGGTCTGCTCTATCCTGTCTTCCAGCCCGTGATAGCCGCCGTTTACACGTTTGGTGATTTTGCGGATTGTTTCCTCATCCACGCCCTCGACAGCTATTTTAAACAAGCCGTTGGTTTTGAAAAACCAGATAGCTGTTTCTATAGCGTATGTTTTGGCCACCAAATCTGGATCTGTTAAGATTTCTGGAATTCGCATGTCAGTTGCGAAATTGCTGTAATTTGATTTACCAGTGAGTTGTAGAAAACCTCTGCCACAGTAGAGCGAGCCTTCGCAAGACGCCTGATTGCCATTGCCCATTCGGTCAGCGTAAACCTTGTTTGCTAGGCCAGACGGGTTGCGTGCGTATGGCATCGCGCTTTCAACAGTTGGGAAGCGCGACGGCCACACAGCTTGAATTCGCTCTGGCGTTGAGTAATGCAGCCCCTCACGGGTGCGCTTAAATCCACCGCTTTCGTGGTGCGCTTGACCAAGCAAGTGCGCTGCCTTCTCAGGCGATAGATCAAAATGCTTGGCGATGGCCCTCGCCGTATTCGGCCCGAACGCGCCATCAGCACCAACGCCAATTTTGGTTTGCAGGTTTTTCATTGCCTCGCTCATTTTTTTGTCATCTTCTTAGCTGTAGCCGACAGATCACTCATGTGGACTAATGGCTTGCTGGATGCAGTGTGCTTTGCGCCAGACATGACTTGTCCATTAGTTTTATGGATTGGGCCATTATGTTCTTTGCCATTCTTAAAATAATGCTTAACACCCTTAGCCATTATACCATCCTCTTCTTAGGTTTTTTCGCTGTCAGGGCTGCACTCTTAAACGCGCCCTTGGCCGGTGCGCCCTTTGCGCCTTTCTTGCGCATCGTCTCGCCAGAACCAGATTTGATGCGTTTCTTCTTTGCCGCAATATTTGAGTATAGTCCCATGTTCAGCTCCTCTTTGATTTTGTGCCGGAACATTTCCAGCGCTTACGTGATAAGTTTAATGGGCTGTTTGGATTAGCCGCAGCTTTTGGGTGGCTTTTCTTTTGCCCGGCGGATCTTGCGCAATATGCATCACCCTTAGATGTGCCGGGTTTGACCCTTGGTCCACCTCCCTTTGCATTTCCAGCTTGACCGTAGCTTACTTTCTTGCCACTGGCGGTTACTTTTACGCGGGCTTTGCCTTTTCTTGGAGTAGCCATTATTTTGTCAGCCCCTGTTTTTTCTCGTAGCTTCTCAATCCGCCAAGCCCAAGCATTCCCATCATTACAGTCATCAAACTGCCCATGTCAAAGCTTGGCAGTTCAGGAATTGCTATACCGGCGGCTGCAACCACGAATACAATGAACGGCTGTAGCACAAAGTGATACGCAAACGCGACTCCACACACCCAGCCAATAAATGGGCGCCATCCGCCCTTAAACACCGACCCAGAGGCCGCTTCAGCTTTGTTGACCTCTATCTGCGACAGCATGGCTTCCTGCGCGTGTCTGTCAGCCATAGTGCCTAGCTCATGCGCCAGCTTTGCCGCTTGATCTTTGTCTTGGATGAATTTTCCAGCAAGTTCTGTTGCTGGACCGATTAGTGCGCTTAAAATACTCACTTGCCCACCTCATACTCTACCTTTGACGTTGAGCCAGTAGTTGTAACGCTTGTCTTCGACTCCTTACCCATCCAGATGCCAAAGCAACCTGTGAGAGCGCCCATACATACTGAGACAAGACCTGACTGGGCCACGCTTGGGTCGGGCAGGGACATGAACCAATGAACTGCTTGATATGTCAGCACAGTGACTGCCAGCATCATAAGACGTGGCAAAACTTTCCAATCGTCAAGTATTGTTGCTGCCATCTTTCAAACTCCTTGCGTACGCAATAGCGTGGTGCCTGTGTTCAGTTATTATAACAACTTTTCCATCTTTGTCATACACCACGTATTTCCTTAGCCTATTCTGGTATAACCTCAAAACACTGCACCATAATATTCTGACTCGTTACCAAAACCTTTGCGTCATCTCTCGCTCTCATGCATTCGCCTCTATCTGGATGCTGCGATAGCTGGTGGTAATTTAAATCGTTGTTCATGAACTGGAACCATACAAGAAACCACATTTCCACATT